GTTAAAAGATCGAAATCACGATATATGGGATTTATTTGAGAAGAAAATTTTAACAGATGCGGATAAGAGGAGAATTGAGAAATAAAGTATTAAATCGTTTAGGCTGTTCCATAAAAAATCTAACAAACAATTATAAAATGAGTCATTCGGTAAATCCATATGAACTTTTAGGTGTAACAATCGATTCAACCACAAGGGAAGTCAGAAAAGCATATTACAAACTCTCACTCTTATGTCATCCAGATAAAGGTGGTTCTGGTGAAGACATGACATGTCTACATACTGCATATATATATGTCATGGAACAGATCGGTTTCTCAGAAGGTAAACAGAAATTGGAAGATATTGAGAAAGATTTCAAAGAGTACTTTGAGAAGAATAAAATTGAAGTTCCACCTTTCTACGAAATTTGGGAGAGATCTGAAGAAGCGGAGTTCCTAAGAGAGTTCAACAAAGAGTTTGAACAGAGACAACATGTAGATTTGGAAGAAAGAGCTTCAACAATATTTGGAACAAGAACTGGTTACGGAAAGATGATGGATAAATCTTCAATAGATAGATCTGAGTACAGTATTGATGATATTGCGGATTGTAGAGAGCAAGAGACTATTTTTGACTCAAAGAACAAGTTCACTGGAGAGATTGTGATTTATGAAGAGCCGACAACTTTGCCAAATAGTTATGGAGAGTATGAGAGATTCGATATTTCAGAATTGGATGATTACTCACAACAAACAAATGGTCTTGGTATGTTTGATTACAAAATTGCACACACAGAGTTTCCAAATTTGGATAATGGTAGTGAAAAGGGTTGTAAGAAATCTTATGATGAACTTGTTAAGGAGAGAGAGGAGTTTAATGATAATTTAATGAAGATGAGAGATACCATGAAATTTACAAGCAAAATTCATATTGATATCAATTAAAAAACTTTGAAATAATCTATTGTAAAAAAATCTATAATATATTAATGAGTAATTCAAATGTTGAATCCAATGTAGAGAATTCAAATGTTGAATCCAATGTAGAGAATTCTAATGTTGAAGAATCCAATGTGAATGAATCCAATGTGAATGAATCCAATGTTGAAGAAGAGAATTCCAATATAGAGAGTGATGAAGATTTTGAATCAAATATTGAGGAGATTAATGAATCAAACTATAGTGAAACAATTAATGAAGATAAATTTAAATTTCATCCAGAGATTGATGACCCATATTTCTACAAAAAATTGTATCAAAAGAAGGAGTTTTATAAACACAGATATGAAGATGAAAAAAGAAAGATGGAAGATATCTGTCCACAAACAAGTAAGAGCCGTGAGTTTAGACTCATGCCTCACCAAGAGTTTCTCAAAAATTACATTTCACCAAACACTCCATACAACGGTGTGTTAGTCTATCATAGTACTGGTGTCGGTAAAACTTGCACAGCCATCTCCATAGCAGAAGGGTTCAAGGACACACTAAAAATATATGGTAAGAAGATTATTGTAATTTCCAGTGATGCTATTAAGAAGAATTTCAAAAAGGAACTTTACAATCCTGCAAAGAATAGATTCAAAAAGAAGAAAGATGATATTGTTCAATGTACCGGTTTGACATATGAGTTGGGTGATCAGTTCAAATATTTGACAGATGAACAGAAACTTCTCAAGATTGACAAGTTGATAAGTGATAGTTACCAATTCTACGCTTACCAAAAGTTTGCCAATGTTTTAATCAGTAATATCGGTTTAGATCCCGAGAACTTGGATGATATTTCGGAAGAACATAAGAGAAAGATTAATGATATTTATTCGAACAGAGTCATAATTGTTGATGAGGTACACAATTTAAGAAAGGGTGGTGATGTAAAACTCAAGAAGATTTACAAGATGCTTGAAATTATTATAGAGAACACATCAAATCTTAAACTTGTGTTCATGAGTGCCACACCTATGTATGATAGACCCAGAGAGATAATAGACATTCTCAATCTCCTTCTTATGAATGATAATAGAAAGAGAATTAGAGATATTGAGATTTTTGATAGAGAGGGAAACATTGTAAAAGGTGGTGAAGATAGACTTCTCAGAATATCGAAAGGATATGTCTCATACCTTCGTGGGGAGAATCCAAGTACATTCCCTCTCAGATTAGTTCCAAAAGAGGCTAAGATTCCCAATGTCAAGTATGACATTTTTGGAGAGGAGATTCCGAAGGATAAAAGATTGAAATATGAGAAACTCATACTCTGTGACATGAAGGGTTTACAATTCAGAGTGTATCATGAACATTTACAAAAGAGATTGAAGAGAATCGAAGATGATGAAGAGAAGAAGGAGAAAGCTGTTAATGTTCTTGGTTTAGCAATTGCACAGATCTGTGATATAGTCTTTCCAACAGACACTGGTGGAGGTACATATGGTAATGGTGGGTTTGATGCAGGTGGTATAGGACCATTTGAGAAGTTCACTTACACAAGACTCGAGAAGACATACACAAAGTTCAAGTATAGAAAGCATGCTATATTGAATATTGGTACTAAACAAGAAGTTCCATTTCTTGATGAGTCCGTTTTGGGAGATTATAGTGCAAAGTTTAAGAAGGCTTTCGATTTCATTAAAAACTGTCAAGGAACAGTTTTATTGGGTTCAATGTATATCGCTGCCGGTGTTTTACCGTTTGCGTTGATGTTGGAACAGAACGGTTTTGAGAGATATGTTGTTGATGGAGAGACTCAATTGTTACAATCACAACCATATCCAAGAAAACCGAGAATCTGTTATAAGTGTGGTCATCCATACTTATACAAAGAGCATACTGACAGAAAGGATAAGAATTTCCACAATTTCAAAGTTGCCAAATATGTTATTGTATCCAGTGGATCAGATGGACATTTCAAGATTGATATTGCACAGGCTGTTAAGTTGTTTTCGTCACCAGATAACAAGAATGGAGAGAAAGTGAAGGTGTTCTTGGGAACTAATGTTATTAAGGAGGGTTTAGATTTCTCCAATATTAGACAGATGTACATTTTAGATCCATGGTATAATATATCTGATCATGAACAGAAGATTGGAAGAGCTATTCGTTTCTGTTCACATGTTCTTTTGAAACCGGAGCAGAGAAATGTGGAGGTTTTTAAATTAGCTACATCAAATGCAGATGCAGAGGATAAGAAAATGCGTGAGACAGAGACAGACGATGAGAGAAGATACAGAATTGCAGAGAATAAGGATTTCAAAATCAAGGCTGTTAGAAACATATTGAAGAGAAGTGCTATCGATTGTGTTCCTTACAAGAAGAGAAATCTGTATACTGATAAAAAGAAAGTGAAACAGGTCACATCACGTGGAGAGAAGATTAATATAAGTAAGGATGACAAACCTTTCTCTGTAGAGTGTGATTACAAGGAGGAGTGTGATTTCAAATGTGTCTGGGAGCCACGTGGAAAACTGAAGATAGACACTGATACTTACGATCTAATTTTTGACAAAACGGACATTGAGAAGATTAAGAAGAGAATAAACAAGTTGTTCAAAAAGGATATTGTTTATGAGATATCCAACATCAAGGATTTTATTTATGAAGAGTATCCAGATATGGAGGAGCGTTTTATTTACAAAGCTTTAGAGGATTTGATTAAAGGGTCTGAATACATATATGATAGATTCGACAGAAAAGGTAAGTTGATATACTCAGGTGATTACTATATTTTTGAACCGTTGGAACTCGCTGATCTGAAATTGCCAATATTGTACAGAGAGAAACCGTTGACAAAAAAACCGAAGAAAGTTAAATTGATAGATTTCAAGATAGAGCATGTGGAAGAGAATGTGAACACTAATAACAATGTGAATAATGATTCGAAGGATATGGGATTTGCTATGGAGACAATTATTAAAATTAATAACAATTTCACAAAATACGATTATCTGAAATCACATGACAAAAGTAAAAAGAACATATCTTTCAATAAAGCAATTGTTGGAATTGTTTTGGACAAACTTGATGCAAAGATGTATACAATTTTTATTAAGAATGTATTGAAATTTTATATCGATAAGAAGAAGAGTGATCAGTTTATGGATAAGAATATGGACACTCTTAAGGTTATTGTAGAGTTTTTGGATAATATTTTAATTGTGAATGGAAGAGAGATAAAAGAGAAGGGAATGAAGAAGGATCAGATATTTGGTTTCAGAGTGAATAATGAGTATTACCATTACAATAAGAAGAAGGGTAAGTGGGAGACGTGTAAAGTTTATATTGTCAGACAAGTTGAGAACTATATTAAGACATTGAAGAAGACTATTGAGTTAGAGGATAAAACAAAAGAGAAGAACAATATTGTGGGAATTCTGTCGAAGAATAAGAAGAATGATATAAAGTTCCAATTGATAGATTTTGATAAATATAAGTTTGCAAAGACTCAGAAGAATAGGAAATCGAAGAGATCAGAACTTAGTGGACAGGTCTGTAAAACAATTCATGCATCTATATTGATGAGTATTAGGGAGAAATTGAAATTGAAGAATACAAAGGCAAAGAAGACTAGAAATTATGTGTGTGATGAGATAGAGATATTCTTGAGAATAAATAGTTATAACAATACAGATAATAAAATATGGATGATTGATAAGACTTTGTAAAAGAAAAATAAAAAATGAAATTTTAATTTAAAGGGTAAATTATATGTAGATTTAGGCATAATGAAAAAAATCAAGTTTGGGAATCACAACGCTCTTAAGATCACATCTTCAAAAACGATCAATATTGTTAAGAAAAGCATTAAGGATATTGGTACATTTCATCTTACTGGTAAGTATTACAATTTTCTCAATAAGAGGAATATCAATTGTATAAAGCCTGATCAGTTTCTTTTCACTGTGAATACTTATGGTAAGAAACATGTGTTGTACTTGACTAAAATTGGTAGTAAACAGTATTGTATCTTTATTAGTAAGAAGAGTGAAGTTATGATTGTATCTCAGTTCCGATTTCATCAAGATCTGTTTATGGGAACATTGTTTGATGGTGAATTGATCAAGAATAATGATGGAGAATGGATATATTTGATAACAGATATTGTTTATTGTAAGGGTGTTAACATTATTACAAAGCCATTTAAGGAGAGGAAGGCGATTTTGGAGGACATATATGAGAATATGTTCCAGAACGATCCAAAATTGAGTATATGCAAAATAGAGTTGAAGGAATATTTTGAGTACAAATATTTGAAAAGTGTTTGTGAGGAGTACATTCCAAAGAAGAATATAAAGTGTAGTGGATTGTTGTTTAAGAATTTGAATAATTTTAGTGATAACTTTCTGTATATATTCTTAGAGTGTAGGTCTGATAATAAGATTATGAATAATAATCAGAAGAATAAGATAACTATTGGTATTACAAAGAAGAAGACCAGTACTGCATCGACGACGTCTGCTGAGAAATCAGTTATGAATGTGAATAGGGACTATGTTGTTCTATTGTTGAAGAATACTCCAAATCCAGATGTTTATGAGTTGCATTGTAAGGGTTCAAATGGACAGGTTGAGATGCATTCATTTGCATGTGTTCCGAATATTAAGAAGAGTAAATATTTGAGAAAGATATTGAAGAACAAGAGTGCAAATGAGAATGATTCGGATATGTCATCTGAGAGTGATTTCTCGGAGGATGAAGAGGATTTGGAGTTGAAGATGAAATGTGTATATCACAAGAATTTCAAGAAGTGGATTCCGAAATGCAAAACGGATGAGGAGATTGATGATATAAATTTAGTGAATCATTTTGAGCTTTATTTTGACAATAATTAAACGCAAAAAAAATGTATAAGATATTATAACCAATGAATAAGTGTGATAGTAATTATAACATTGCTAGGGAATACATATGCCCTAAAGTTGGAGGTCGTAAAGGAAAAAAGACAAAGAAGAGAAGAACTGTTTCACAGTTGGGAGGAAATTGCTACTATGCTGGAAGACCAGCTGCCGTTAACCAAGCATGTTCACCATGGGATAATCCAACTGAAGCACAAACAGCATGGAGTAGAAGATATGGTCAGAAAGGTGGAAAGTTATGCGGAATGGGTGATGGATATTTAGATTCAGTTGTTCTTAAAGGTCAACAGGGATTTGGATATGGAGATTGTGAATCTGTAAGTGGAATGCAGAGAGGTGGAGATGGTTACTCTGTAATGCCTGGAAGACCAGTTGGAGGAATGACCGGAATTATGAGATATACTGATACATGCAGACCAGTTTTCCCAGGAAGTTTATTACCAGAACAGTGTGGCGGAGATGGTAATGAAAACAATAACAACAATGGCAATGGATATAATAACAATAATGGCAATGGATATAATATGAACAAGCCAAAAGTGAATGGTAATGTTAACACAAACAAGCCAAAAGTGAATGGTAATGTTAACACAAACAAGCCAAAAGTGAATGGTAATGTTAACACAAACAAGCCAAAAGTGAATGGTAAT